TATAGTGGCGAATCGAGTGTAGCTTGATACGCTGAAGAAGTAGATAATCCTGATATGTGGGAAAAAGCAAATCCGATGTTTAGTAAGCCAATGAGTCAATACGCTAGAGGATTGTTTAAGAAAGTTATGCGTCAGTATAAAAATCTAGAAAACGATCCGTCTAATAGAGAAAATTTCATGACTAAGAGGATGAATATACCGGAAGTAGATTTAACAAAGTCTGTAGCTTCATGGGAAGAAATCATGCGTACTGGTTTTGAAGAAGATGGAGAAACACTGAGAGAAGTTCCGGATTTAAAGCACAAAGTAGCTGTAGGCGGTCTCGACTTCGCCAGCATCAAAGACTTCGCAGCAGTCGGCTTGCTATTTAAACATGGTGAAGATTATATATGGAAAGGCCATTCATTTGTACGTAAAGGATTCTTGGACAAGGTGAAATTAAAAGCGCCTATTTATGAATGGGCTGAAAATGGCTTACTAACTATTGTGGATGAGCCGGTTATTAATATCTCTCATATTGTGGATTGGTTTGTAAAAATGCGTGAGATATACGGATTTAACACAATAGTAGCTGATACATTCCGTCTTGATCTTGTTAAAACAGCACTTGAAGCTGAAGGCTTCATATTGTTATACATTCGTAACCCAAAAGCTATTCATTCTTTATTAGCGCCAAGGGTAGAAACGTTATTTGCAAACAATCGTATTATTTTTGGTGATAATCCATTAATGCGTTGGTACACCAATAACGTCTACGTCCACATCAAAAAAGACGGCAACAAAGAATATTTGAAGAAAGATGAATTTAAGAGAAAAACAGATGGATTCCAAGCCTTTATCCATGCATTATGGCAAGCGGATAACATTCTTGTGGATGAATTCGACTTTATGTTAGACGGTATTAAATTCTAATAAGGGGGGTGATAATCATTGGATGGTTGGACGCAGTATTTAAAAGAAATAGTGAAGTAGGATTTATGTTTGATGTGGAAATGTTTATCGAAAAGGCAAATAGAGTCCATATGAAGCGACTAGCGATTGATACATGTATTTCTTTTTTAGGAAGAACAATAAGTCAGTCGGAATTCAGAGTGAAAAACGGTGAAGAATTTGAAAAGGATGAGCTTTATTACCGATTAAATGTTAGACCAAATAAGAATATGACAGCAAGTACCTTTTGGGAGAGTTTCATTTATAAACTTATTTATGATAATGAAGCTTTGATTGTCCAAGCGGATGATGGTGATCTACTTATTGCTGATGACTTTGAACATAACGAATATGCTGTGTTTGAAGATACTTTTACAAATGTCACTGTAAAAGATTATCAGTTTAAGAGAAGTTTTAAACAAAGTGAAGTCATTCATTTAAGATACAGGAATGATAAGTTATCACCTCTTATCGATGGTTTGTTTACTGATTATGGTGATTTATTCGGTAGAATATTAAGTTCTCAAAAACGTAAGAATCAAATTTCGTGGAACAGTTGATATGGACATGCTCGCTGCAAAGATGCGATAGTACGGCCAATCTGATACTTGCAACAGAGTATCCAAGTGATAACATAGTAACAAAGCGCACTCGAGTACGAATACAAGAGATTGTCCGGCATTATCATATCCCACAGACATAGCACGGTCTTTAAGCTAGTGACGAGAACGTGCAAGGTTGTGAACTAAATTCATGGCGCAGTAAGTTTTGGAGGCACAGATTTAAGTAAAGCTGGAACGAAATGGTCTTCTATAAATTCAACGTAGACCCATTGGCTCTAATGGTAATTCCAAACTGACTTATTGACTAATATGCGACGAAAATGGCCCGACGCTTGGAGAAGTCCCACCGAATTCAATTATATGGCTTCTGCAGCAGNTGAAATCCTATTATGTAAAATAAGAGTTTTCTGAATGAGAGGCTCAACAGGGGAATGTTTATTCGAGAGAAGGAAGATGTAGTATCTCTCATGGTGCAATCAGATATTTGAACAGCTAAGAGCTCGTTGTTCGTTATACATATAGGTATATTTGATCTTGCAACAAGCATCGATAAACTCATTTCTTCAAGTGCATTTACAGGGAATGAGATTCGATTAGAAGTAGGATATGAAGTTTCTGATGATCCTAACTTAAATACACATCATATTACGAAAAACTATACGAAACTAACTGATTCTGAAGGAGGTGAGAATACAAATGACGGTGAAAATTGACGTTAAAGGACCAATAATTTCAAATGATGAAGCTTGGATTTATGATTGGTTTGAAATGGATGCTACAAGCCCAGGTAAAATTTCAAAAGAACTAACTAATGCCAATGGTGATGATTTAATTGTATCGATTAACAGTCCTGGTGGTTATGTACACGAAGGGTCAGAAATTTATACAGCATTAAAAAATTATCCTGGTAATGTGGAAGTTCAAATTGTTGGTTTGGCTGCAAGTGCGGCTTCTGTTATTGCGATGGCTGGTGATAAAGTCCAAATTTCACCTACAGCACAAATTATGATTCATAATGCTTCAATGTGGAATGGTGGAGATCATCGTGACATGGAAAAGGCAGCTGAAATGTTGAAAACAACAGATAGAGCAATTGTAAATGCTTATGTCATTAAAAGCGGTAAATCAGAAAAGGAACTACTTAATATGATGGCTGAAGAGACTTGGATGGGTCCGCAACAAGCATTAGAAAATAATTTTGTGGATGAAATTATGTTTATGGATAATCAGGTTAAAATGACAGCTTCAACTGCTACTGCCACCATGCTTCCGCAGAAAGTAATCGATGGCTTTAGAAATGGAACAATGAACAAGGCCAGGGATTACAAAAGAAGATTTAAATGCAGCATTATCAGGATTAAAAAATGAAATCCCTGAATGATTTACAAAACAATATAGAAGAACCAAAGGGAGCCGCATCTTAAACCTTGTAAAAAACAGTGGGGATTAAAGGGCTCCTTTTAAAATTATAAAAATTGGGGGAAACACATAATGACGATTAAATTTAATAAATCTGAAGCATTTAATAAAGCAAAAGCAAAATTGACGGACACTTTAACTAACGCGGAAAGTACAGAACAAGAACAAACGTCAGCGTTTGAAGGTTTCTTTGATGCACTACAAACAGATGTAGCAAATACGGTCCGTGAACAAGTAAATAACGATATGCTTGATCGTTCAATTTTACAGCAACGTGGTCAAAATGTTTTAACTTCAGCAGAAACAAAATTCTTCAATGCAGTTGTTAAAGAAGGTGGATTTACAGATGGCTCAATCCTTCCTGTAACGACTCAAGAGCGTGTGTTTGAAGATTTAGTTACAGAACATCCCTTATTAGCTGAAATTGGTTTGCAAGATTTAGGAGCAGTTACGAAGTTTATTTACTCTGATGCAACGAAGGCGTATGTATGGGGCGAATTATTCGGGGAAATCCGTGGGCAAATTGATGCTATCTTCAAACAAGAAAAAATTGGCCAACTTAAATTAACTGCATTTGCAGCAATTCCAAATGATATGAAGGAACTTGGCCCGGAATGGATTGAACGTTATGTTCGAACTGTTTTAGTAGAAACATATTCAGTCGGTCTAGAATTTGGCTTTATTAATGGTGGCGGATCTGTAGCACATCAACCAGTTGGTTTAATGAAAGATGTAAATCCAGAAACAGCGCTGTTACTGATAAAAAATCCTTCTGGTAAACTAACATTTGCTCCGTCTGATAAAGGGGTAATTGTAGCAGGCGAACTTTATGAAGTAGTAAAAGCTTTATCTGTTGATGCAAAAGGGAAATCCAGAAAAGTATTAAATAAAATTGTAATGGTAGTTAACCCGATTGATGCGATTGGCGTACAAGCACGTAATACAATCCAGACCGCAACAGGTCAATGGGTAATGGCATTGCCTTATAACATTAAACCTGTCGAGTGTGAGGAAGTTCCTGTTGGTAAAGCATTATTCTTTGTAAAAGGACAATATATTGCTGCAATCGCAGGTGGATACAAGCTAAAAGAATTTGATCAAACATTAGCTTTCGAAGATGCTACTCTTTATACAATTAAACAATTTGCTAATGGGAAACCAAAAGATAATAAAGCGGCTCTTGTTTACGATTTAGCAATTTCATTTACACCACCTGCAGAAACAAAATCTAAATAAAGGGTGAAACGAATGAGAAACGCAACGATTTCAGATGAAATATTGCAAGAGTTCAAAGAAAGGATGCACTTAGGAGATGAGGAAGACGATAACCTAAAGCGTATCCTTTCAACGTCCAATAAGGCTTTATTAAGAGTTTGTGGCGATTATGGTTTAAATAATAACGAGGAGTTCAAGGAATTAGTCTTTGAACGCTCTCGTTATGCCTATAACGATGCCTTAGAGTATTTTGACAAGAATTTTTTAAGTCAGATTAATAGTTTAGGTGTTGATAAAGCGTTAGAAGAAATTAAATTGGATGGTGATTAATATGCGTCCTTTTCAGTATAAGAAACCATTGAATACGGGAGATTTTCGCAATCGAATTCGTATCGAAAAACCTGTAGTAATAAAAGATGAATTAAACCAAGTAATCGAAACATCTTGGCCAGAATTTAAAAAAGCCTGGGCGATGATAAAAACAGTGAAAGGATCTGAGTACATTGAAGCTTCCGCTTCACAAGCTACACGAGTTTATCGATTCGTAATCCCATACACTTCTGGTATTACGGAAGAAATGCGAATTAATATGAAAGGTCGTATCTTTGATATCATCGAACCGCCATGAATGATGATGAAATGAATCAACATTGACTATAATCGCAAGGAGTATGTTTAATATGAATGATTTTGCGGGAGAGCTCGCTAGAGAATTACAAAGATATGCAAATGTTGTAGAAGAAGAATTGATAAATGCACAAGAAGATGTAGCTGATATCGCTGTAGGTAAGTTAAGACAGAATAGTCCTAAGAAAACAGGTGGTTATCGTAAAGGTTGGCGAAAGAAAAAAGTTGATAAAGCCATTGTTATCCATAATACAAAGGGACAATTAACGCATCTTTTAGAAAATGGCCATGCGAAAACTGGTGGTGGCCGCGTACTGGAAAAAGTGCATATTCGTCCTGTTGAAGAGTATGTAATTGATGAATTGCCGAAACGTATTGAAAGGGCAATTGAATCATGACATTAACATTAGGAGAATTTATAAAAATCCTTGAAGCTACAGGTTATCCTGTGGCTTATTCGCATTTCACAGCAACACCAGGGAATCCAGTTCCAGCGCCACCGTATATCTGTTTTCTTGTGGATGGGTCAGCAAATTTAATGGCTGATAACAAGGTGTATCACAAGATAAATGATGTAAATATAGAGCTTTATACAACTAAGAAAGATTTAGTTGCGGAAGCCAAGCTAGAACAAGTCCTAGATGATCACGAGATTCCTTATGGCTCGTATGGGACTTTTATTGAATCTGAAAATATGTATCAAAAATTTTATGAAACGAGGTTGATATAAATGAATGAAAATAAAGTAGCATTTGGTTTAAAGAATGTCCATTATGCGCTTTTCGATATTAAAGATGGTGTAGTTACATTTAATACACCAATTCCATTACCTGGTGCGGTTGAATTAACGTTTGATCCACGAGGGGATTTAATTGAATTTTACGCTGATGACATGCTTTATTACGCTGCAAGTAATAACCNAGGGTATGATGGAACGCTTTCTATTGCGACTATTCCGGAACAATTTGCAATTGATGCATTAGGAGAGGAATTAGACGAAGAAGATGGTGTGTTAAATGAGTTAGCCGATGCGAAAGGAAAATCATTTGCATTATTATTTGAATTTGATGGTGATGTACGAGCAACTCGACACGTTATGTTTAACTGTTCTGCAAGTCGTCCAACACTTGCATCTAAAACGAAAACAAATTCAGCAGAGCCAAATACAAATGAACTTAAATTTGTATCCAGTCCTATTGATATTAATGGAAAACGTATGGTTAAAACGAAAACTACTACTAAATCAAAAACAGATATTTATAATAATTGGTACAAAAAAGTGTATACAAAAGTACCTGCATTACCAAAAGGAGCGTAAGTAAATGGAAAAGACAATTACAATAGACGGAAAACAGGTCAAATTAAAAGCTAATGCAGCATCAGCCAAGCGATATAAGGCGCAATTTAGACGGGATTTATTTGCCGATATGTTTAAATTAGGAGCTATAGGTACATTCGCTTCGCAAGATGCAACAGAAGGTACTATTGATTTTTCTAACTTAGATTTCGACAGGTAGATTTTGAAGTTTGTTACGATTTAGTTTGGTATACGCTAAACGCTCGACCC